TCCTGACACAGCGGCATGCCCGAGTATCTTCTTGATGTGTTCTTTGTTTCTAACAACTGCCGGGCCAAGAACAGGTCTTGGTGGTTGCTTGCTGGTGCCAAACTCGAAGTAAACCAAGTTCTGATCATTGGAGCCAACATAAGCCTCCAACCCATCAACGTGATGAGTAATGGATTCTTGCATCTCGCCAGATCTCTTACCTGGGTCGTTTTCAGTGAAACCTTTTTTAACTCGATCAGCCTTGGTGCTTTCAGCCAGCTCAGCCCAATCCTGGAATGGGCCAACAGCATCTTGATAATGACCAATTTCTGCTTTGGCTGCTTTCTCTATGCGCTGAGCACACTCTTCCAAGCCATGCTCAAGCACAATATGTTCCGCCACCGCAATCTCTGCCATGTGGAGGGCAAACTTACCTAAGTCATCAAAGTTCATTTATCCCTCTCCTTGAAGCACATGTTTGCCCAATCAAATTCACCACCTTCAAATTCTGAAAAGGTGATCGACATAGCCATAAACTCATGCGGTAGCAGTTCATCACAACTAAATAACATCGCAAAAGGAACCCCGTTTTTCAGCATCCAGCATCGCTGCCGAAAATCAGGATTCCGAGCTAGTTTTTTGCTGCTTCACCGTCATCACCAATGTTTTCCTTTTCGAATTTTTCTTTGAAGTGTTCGCCGATCGCTTTAATACCGTGCTCACCCAGGATCTTAAGCATTGCTTCAATCTGCGGAACGCTGGTTGGTAAGCCATAGGAATCTTCATCGATCGATTCAACCATTGCAGCCGGATAAACAAACGATGTCATATATGATTCGTTTTCATTGCCCAGCGCACGAACCAAGCGAGATTGTGCGATTGGATCAAGTTTGCGAAGGGTAATAACCCGCCCTTTCGAGTCGGTCACGGTGTCTTTAACTGGTGCGGCTGGTTTAACTTCTGCTACTGCTGATTCGCGGAGTGTAACTTTGGTCATTTTGGAGTCCTTATAAAAAACGAAACCCCGCAGATGCGAGGTGATAAGTTGAATTTGAATTTGAATTTCTATAGATTTTCAGTTTTCTGAATTTCTATAGATTTAAGTAAGTGTGTTTTAAAACACATTTGAATTGAGTGCATTTTTGCGCCCAATAACCGATGCAACAAAAGTTGCATCAATCCAGTAGGGGTAACTGTATTTGCGCTGTAAGCTCATCAATTCTCTGGGTTAACTTTTTCTTTGCCATTCCAGTTTCGCGCAAACCTTTGCCGTAAAAACTAGCTCGCTTGGTTATTTCCGGAAGAGCTTTTAGGTTTGCCATTAACTCAATGACTGGTGCGCTTTGAAGTTCTTTTAGCTTGTTCGCCATCCAGTTAAACGCATCCATGTAATTGCATTTAAACTCCATGGCCTTATCACCAGTGAACCCCATGACAAGTAGCGTAAATCCGTCCCTAGTCATCTGTATCTCTATCTGTGTTTCACCATTTTTATCAATAAAATCAATTGGCTCAAAATTGAGCCGGTATCTATCTTCGCTAATTTTAGACTTAAGATTTGAGATGGCTCTTAATACGTTCTTATGTTTCTTGCCGAAATACTCAGCTACTTTTAATGATGTAGTAACAACTTCATTGCCAGAAACAGAAACCATTTCACGAAAATCAAATTCAACTAATTGCATGTGCTTAGCCTTTTTAGAAATGAAGCCTGCCACGCGGAAATCAGACCAAAGAGGCAGCACTAGCCGTACTGACTTCCCAAGCCTCATTCCTAAACAGGTTCTTTGGATTTGGCGCTTGTGGAGCGCATAAAGAAAAGCCCCGGCATTTCTGCTGAGGCTTTGATTTGATTAACCGACTTTTTTCCGGCGGCGCGATGTCCATGCGAGTGACTGTTTGACGTTCTTGTCGCCTTCCGCATCACCAGCATCTGTTAAATGCAGCTGAACTTGCTCATAACGGAAAACTGAAACAGCACCACCTGATTCGGTAATGGTTTCCGTGATGGTTGCCTTTCCTTGGTCGATGCCGTTGTAGTAGTCGTCTTCCCATTGAGCCCAGAAGTTATCCAGTGTTGCGTCGGAACGTTCACACTCAATCGTTCCACTCCAACCGTCAGGTATTTGCAGTGTGTCAACGTTGCCAGTTAACAAGACGATCTTGATTTGGTTAATGCCGGGCTTTTTGGTGAACTTAGTCACCTTGGGAATGCGAAGTGGCCCGTAGGATGTCATCACGTCGAACGCTATATCACGCCCAATCGTGTAGCCTGCTTGTGGCATGGTTTATCTCCATAAACGAAAAAACCCGCCGAAGCGGGTTAGTTATTGATTGAGGTGTGATTAGCGTGGGTTAGCTGAAACGCTGATGCTGACTGAGCCGCCAGCTTCCAGATTCACCAGAAAGTAACGAACGGTATTCCACAATTTCACCTGCACATCGCACTGCATGTAGCCGAGCGCAACGCGGGAATCCGGGTTATTGGTTTTATCGATTTGAACTGAGAAGCATGGGCCACCGTTAGGGTCACCAATCATTCCCTGCTGCTGCAGGTTAGAAAGGAATGCTTCGATGGTTGATTTCGTTTCGCGCCGCAGATCTAACGTGTGGTTTTGACCAATGACATAACCGAATGCCGAAGCAATCGTCAGTGAAATGAAGTTGGTCATTCGCGTGTAAGAGTCATCACTTTGAGACTGCACTGAGCTGGCATTTCGGCCCGAGCGCATCCCGAAATAATTTCCACCCGGGCATGGATTTGTAATTACATCCAGTCGAGCAACGTTAATCGATCCGATTTCACCACCGCTGTATACCTGATTAGCCTTTTGTCGCTGTGTAGCAACAATATTGCTGATCGCCTTATTGAGCGGTGATATATGCGGTGATTGAGCCGCAATTTTTGCTGCTGCGAACGTGGCTGGGGCCAACATTCTGATTTGACTGTTTACCGTGTCATTCCAGTAAACCCAGTCTCCAACCATTACCTTGATGTGCCAATCATCTGCTCCTACTGTATTCAGTGAGGTTGCAACGGTTGTGTACGTCGCCCCGGCAGGACCTTGCGTGATTGCGTAAGACCCTTCCTGCCCAGCGAAAGTCACCATCGTCGGCCACTGAGTTGAATCAGTTAAATCGACAAGGTTGAATACTTGCGTACCAGCACCACGCAATGCGTACATACCCTTGCGAGAAGTGCTTGTGCCATCCGTACCAACTAACAGTGAGTCGGTAATCGTGGTTGCACCATCAGTACCGCCAGTTAGCGTGTAGGTGGTAACAATGTTTGGCGCTGCTGTGCCGACACCAATGGTCGCAACAACCAACTGAGATGCACTGCGTACGTTGGTTTGACCGTTATTAACTGCGTTAACGAGGTTTTGCCAGAATGTAGCGCCCGAACCGGCAATGTTGTCGAACACTTCTGGGTTTGCACCTGGTAAGTAAATCGTTAACTTAAAGGTGTTGTTTGCGGTTCCAGCGGTGATCGCAGCAGTAATTGTATTACCAAGCGTACCGGTATAGAACGCAGTCAATGTCGCGCCTGTTGCCGGTGTAGTGAATGTATCTTTCAGTGCAATCGAGGCTGCCACGTCAGTGCCGTCAGTGATGCGCACCGCTTTGATATTCGCAGCACCTAACTGCAACGCTACAGACACAGCTGTTGACAGGTCATACTTACGAACCTGTGGCGCACCGAGATACAACGCTTGGTCGTTTGGAGAGCCAATTAAAAACGGACTGTTAACTGGACCCCATGACGCAACACCAACAATACCGAGGCCATCAGTAGCCACGCCGTTGATATAGCGGGTTTTCGGTGCAATGATCTGCACATACAAGTCAGGCGCAGACAATGCCGCCGTATTTAAGCTACCTGCCTGATAAATTGGCATTGCTATCTCCTATAAACGAAAAAACCCAGCGCAATGGCTGGGTTCGTAATGATTTTGTTGTGCTTAAATGGCGCGTTTATTTGCTCGAGCTAGGAGCAACTTTATTCACGTAGGGCGCGCATTCACTTTTCAGGATTTCAGTGATGGTTTCGGGATCTGTAATTGGATTGCCGCGCTGATAATCGGCAAAGGCATGCACGACGACCAACTCGTAACCGAGGTCGTTTTGTGGTTCTGACATGATTTACTCCAGAATGGTTTTGATGGTCTGAGCGTTGTTTTTATTGATGAGGTTGAGCGTTGGTGCGATGACCTGCGGAGCTGCAGCTGTTTTCGTAGTGGCATAATCAACGGAATAAACCAGATCGCGCCGGTACAACCCAGACTTCTCCGTTTGGTCAGACGAGAACGTGCGGCAGTAACGCAAGATGCCGTGCGACTGATCTGCAAACACAACATCCGTGAATTCGCACAGCGCGACATCAATGGCTTCTGCAACCTGATTCCGTTTGATAGGCGTTGGCGCCCATATGGTGATTTGAAATTCCTTCTCTTGCCGCTTTAACTCAAGAACCGCCAATCCAACACCGCCGGTTCGAGCGATTATTGAGTATGCGGAAGGAATAGTGATGACAGCACCGCTGTTGCTTGCCGCTGGAATGCTTACCTTTATCAACGCGGTAAGCGAGGTCGCAATACTGGTCAGCGTGTCATTTGCCTGCACTGAATATTGATAACCTTTCCCGTTCACCAAAATATAAACGTTCTGCGGTGTCGATACCGATCCTGCAAACGTAACGGTTGAGCCCGAAACGGTAGTTGTTATCGTTGGATTACCCGGGTCGATGACATTCCACTGACGGTTTATATTCCGATTTGTTTTCCGTTCAGTTGGCAGCGGATATACCGAGACCTGCACATTCCCAGCCCTGAGTGATGACTCTAGGTCATTAGGCACTGGCCAGCCTTGGAATAGCTTAACTGCCGCATTACATACACTCGGCTGAGACGTGCCGCTTGGATAAACAGCAGTGCAGGCCTTACTGACCAGCACATCAGCGACTTCTGATAAATCCGGCATATCACACCTGCGCTTGCATGGCGGTAATTCGCCACCCCATATCAGTCAATTCAGCGCTAGAGATGATGTAGCGCCGCCCGATGTCGTCAGTGATGATGTCGCTGGTTCGCAACACAACACCGTCAAAAGCAGGAAACAAAATAGCCCACCACGGCGTTCGCACATCACCGGGCAATTTCGCGTCATTCGCCTCGCTCTTCGTGCCCTGCAAAATAGACGCAGGCCAGCCAGACATAAGCACTGTTTCGTTAGCTGATGTGTCACCACCGTAACCACCAATACCAACTGAGGTATCAGCAGCAACCCGCAGCACGGAAATGGTTCGGTTGCATTGAACAAGCAGAATTGGAAGGCAATTCTGTATCGCTGCAATAAAGAATGTTCCGTCAACGCCATCAATAATGTCGCCAACTTGGCAGGATGAACTATCAAACATGCCGTACCACTGAGCATTGCCATATTTGTTAGGCTTGCTGTAGCGGTAGTCCTGATTGAATGAAGCGTATTGCTGCAGATATGCCGTTTGCAGAGGGTTAGTCGCTGATGCGGGTCGATAGAAATTGCATTTATTCCCTGTCCGTTTAGCTATCAGCGCATACTGCCTGTTAAACAACGCATTTTGTGTCGTCATACGATGCACCGATACGGGTTCAGGATTTCTGCGATTCGCGGATCTACATAACCAACACCAGAAAATCGCTCATAACTTCGCCCGGCATACTCTTCTGATTTGTAATATCCAGCACCCTGCAGTGATGCTTCAGCCAACTGATTGGCAATTAAAACAGTTGCCAGCTTTATGGCGTCAGGCGTTGTCGTATATCCAGCGAGATAACAAGCCTTCACCGTATCGCCAGCCAGATATGACAAATCAAGCCTACTGCTATCCGTCCATCTCGGTTGTTGAATACCCAACGAGCCAGAGCACAGCGAGACAAAGTTCACGATCGGCGTCAACCGAAGTGAATACCGGCCTTTTGCTGATACCCGCTTTTCTTCAACGATGGTTAGTCCGGCGTAATAAATTGGGGTTGAGTGATTAAACTCCACTACATCAAACACTACTGAACCATCAGCATTTATCGCTGTTACAGCAACATTCTCAGAAGTGGTTAGGCCGCGATCAATTACCAGAACATCACCCAACGTCACCGGCATCCACGTTGGAAGTTTTACCGTTACACTCGTTCCGGATGATATTGGCGTTGATGATTGATAGGTGAATGTCGGTGTGGCATATGCCATGCAAACCGGTTCGCCGTTGTTTGCCTCAATCAACATCCCTTTCGGTTTACCGCAGTGGGAGTTAACTATTGCGGCCGCCTGTTCCAGTAAAGGCTGAGTTACGTCACTTGTCGCGCCGAAACCTGCAGCCTCAGTCAATGTAACGTAACTCATATGTCAGCCTATTTAGATTTTTTGGTTGAAATAGTTTTATCAGTCACAACAAAACCAAACGCCTGAATATCTGCAATGCACTCAACTGGCACTTCGACGAGGCCATCAGCATTGGATGTATAGCTGACATCATTAAATGTGAATGAGTCACCTGGCGTTTGGGATTGAACCACTAAAGTGTCGCCACTTAATTCCATGTTTTACTCCATAGATAACAAACCCCACCAAAGTGGGGCTTATCGTCATTAGCCGTTGGCAATGTTGGTGATAATTGCCATGGCGGATGGGAAGTAGTTCGCCAGAACGCCTTCTGCGTACACGCCCATTTCGTATTGGCGAGAACGCAGCGGCCAGTCGATCTGGTAGTAATCGCGGCGCATGTGCATTTCTGCCACGTTCTGCACCTCGTTGTTCTGGTAGTAGATTGGCAACTCTTCGCACCAGCCGAACAAAGTACCAGCAGGCAGGTTCGGGTGGATCATGATTGGGATCATGCGACCGCCACCTGGCAGATATGGGTTGTAGTAGTTGGTGATCACGCCGTTAGCGTTGATGCGATATGGTTCATTGCCAGAGCCGTTATCACTGTTGTAACGCAGGATAGTACCCGATGCGGCGCTCATTACTTTGTTGGTGATGTTGGTCAGCTCTTGGCTGCTGACGTAAATCACGGTCACGCCCAAGCGGAAGTTTTCCCACATGGAGCGCAGCATGGTATCGATTTCGACGATATTGCCGCGACCACCAGAAGTCAGAGGTGTACCAACACCAGCAGAACCAGTAGCCAAACTCACCACATAGGCAGAGTTTGAAGGCAGGAAAGCTGATGTCAGGAAGCCATCAAATGCCAATGATGAGTTGTTTGAGTAATCAACTGACGTGCTCAGTGATGTAGCCGCCATATTCCCGGATGACAGTGGCGCAGAGAATGTTGCTGAGTTGATTGTTGTAATGCATTGCAGTGTTTCAGCGCCTGCGGTACCGACGAACCATGCATAAGCGACAGCGCCATTTACTACTGGAGTGGTTGCTGACAAGATCTGACCGAGCGTAACCGCCTGAGTAGTATTGGCTGATTTTTTGGATACTCCACCGTTCAGTGTGTAGGTGCTACCATCAGCACCAGTCACTGTTTTTGATGTGATCAGCTGAGTTGCAGATGCGCCACCATTTGCAAGGAAGCCTTCCAGTGTCAGCGCTGCCACAATCACAGAGTAGGTTGCTGCCGGCAGTGTACCTGTTGAACCAGAAGCGGCCAGAGTTGGTGCGGTTGGCTGTGCGAGCACCAATGATGCGTTACCGGCCAGCATACCTTTTTCTTCTTTGATCATGGTTTGCTGCAGCAGGCGAACACCGGCAGTAGCGCGGAGGTCTTCAAAACCCCGGCCAGCTGATTCAGCTTCAAATGTCAGTGCATCTTCTTCACCGAATGTCACATAGTTGGCCGCTTTCAGTGCGGTCTGATAGCTCATACGACCAGAGCGCTGACCTTCCGGCACCCATGGCATGGATGAAACACCGGAACCAGTCAAGCCGG